ATGCCTCGGACAGCATCCCGAGACTCCCGGACCCGCCATGCGCCTCGGCCACTGGCCGAGAGATCCGCCGCGCCCTTCGAGTCGGCCGAGTCGGCCTGGTTCTGGTACCAGCGCGCGCGCCTCAACCGAGCTGAGGGCGCGCGCCTGACCGCCGATCCGCTGGCCGCCGCGCGGCCCTGCGATCCCGACGACATCGTGCGCGCCGTCGCCCGGTTGGCGCGGGCCAACACCTTGCGGCGCGCCCATCTCCGGGTGCTCGATCGTCACGGCCGCCGGCTGACACCGCCCGATGCGCGCCTGCCGGAAGAGGCCGCCGACGCCGCCCTGTGGGCCGAGGCCCTGGAGTGCCTGGCCACATCCTTGCAGCAAAAAGGGATCGTCGCATGATCCTGACCGACTCGGCCGATCCGGCGCCGACTCGGGCACTGGTCGTCTTTACCGATGGCCAGGACATCTGGTGGCTGCGGTTGCTGCGCCCCGGGTTTCGTCACGTGCTGGTGGCCCTGCATCGGTCGGGGCACTGGATTATCGTCAACCCATTGGCGCACGTCACCCGCCTCGACCTGGTGGCCGACCGGTCCGGGGTCGACCTGGCCGGCTGGTTTCGCGCGCAGGGACATACCGTGGTGGAGACCATGACGCGTCGGCCCCCCCGCCGCGAGGCCCCCTGGTCGCCCATGACCTGCGTCGAGGTGGTCAAGCGGCTGTTGGGCCTGCATGCCCGCTGGATGCTGACGCCCCACGCCTTGTATCGCCACCTGGTCCCAGCGCCGGTCCCCAAAAAAGCCCGTGATGGGGAACGCGCCACACGGCACTAGAACAAACATCGAACGGGGACACGTGTGTCCACGCCACATCTCGCCCGCCGGCCTCCCACCGGCGGGCGTTCTTGTGTCCGGGCAGACGCGGCCCCGCTCGGTCCGTCCATGTCCAACCAAGGGAGTCCCGCTCGTGGGCTCGCTGTTCGATCCGCCCGACGTGCCCGACTACCCCGACCCTTTGCCGCCCTTGCCACCACCGGAACCGCCGCCCGACCCGCCACCGGTGCCAGAGCCGGAGCCGCCGCCGGAACCAGAGCCCCCACCCGCGCCGCCTCCGGAACCGGAGCCGGACGACACCGGGGCCGACGAGGCCGACGAGCAGCGGCGCCAGGTCGAGGAACGGGCCGCGCGCGGCTGGCAGTCCACGGTGAACACCTCCTTCCGGGGGGTGCTGGATCCGCTGCCCATCACCAGCCCCTACGGCACCAAGACCCTTCTGGGAGACTGACCGCATGGATCAACCGTTGCCGACGGCGTTCGGGCCGGGTCCCGCCGCGCGGGCCGGACCAGAGGGGGATGACGCCGCCGTCGAGGGCTTGCTGCGACGATGCCGGCGCGCCTGGGCCCGGCGCGAGCACTGGGTGGGCCTGTGGCGCGACTGTACCGCCTTCGCCATTCCCTACCGAGAGTCGGCCGAGGCGGGGGGCCTGCCCGGTGGCCGGCGAGGTGAGTCCCTGTTCGATGGCACCGCCCCCGACGCCGTGGACCAGGTGGCGGCCAGCCTGCTCGCGCAGCTCACGCCGCCCTGGTCGCGCTGGTTCGACCTGGCGGCCGGGGCCGATCTGTCGGCGACCGAGCAGGCGCGTCTGGCCCCGGTGCTGTCGCGGGCCGGGGAGGTGCTGCGCGGGCACTTCGAGGCGGCCAACTTCGCGGTCGAGATCCACCAGGCGTATCTGGACTTGGTGACCCTGGGCACCGCCTGCCTGCTGTTCGAGGAGGCGGCGCCGGGCGAGCCCTCGGCCTTCCGTTTCACCGCCGTGCCCCTGGCCGACGTGGCCCTGGACGAGGGCCCGGGCGGTCATCTGGACACCGTGTTCCGACGGGTGCGGCTGTCCCTGCCTGCCTTTCGCGCCCGGTTTCCGGCGGCCGTGCTGCCGCCCGACCTGGAGCGGCGGGCGGCGCGCGAACCTGACCTGGAGCTATCGGTGCTGGAGTGCGTCATTCCCGACGATCACGGCTACGCCTACACCGTCCTGCTGCTGGGGACGGGCGATGCGGCCGTGACCACGCCGGTCGGCCCGCCGATGCCGGCCGGGGCGGTCGCGGTGCTCGCCCGGGGGCGCTTCGGCGTGTCGCCCTTCATCTGCTTCCGCTGGGTGAAGGCGCCGGGCGAGGTCTATGGCCGCAGCCCGGTCATGAAGGCCCTGCCGGACATCAAGACGGCCAACAAAGTGGTCGAACTGGTGCTCAAGAACGCCTCCATCGCGGTCACCGGCATCTGGCAGGCCGACGACGACGGGGTGCTGAACCCGGCCACCGTGCGTCTGGTGCCCGGGGCCATCATCCCCAAGGCGGTGGGCTCGTCCGGTCTGACGCCCTTGCGGGCGGCCGGGGACTTCGACGTCTCACAACTGGTCCTGGATGGCCTGCGCCAGCGCATCCGTCACGCCTTGCTGGCCGACAAGCTGGGCCAGCCCGACAGCCCGGGCATGACCGCCACCGAGGTGGTGCACAGGGCCGCCGACATGGCCCGGGTGCTGGGGGCTTCCTATGGCCGGTTGCAGTCGGAGCTTCTGGCGCCCCTGGTGCGGCGCGGCCTGGCGATCCTGCATCGGCGTGGCGAGGTGCCGCCGATCCGTTTGGATGGACGGTTGGTGGACCTGCGTCATGCCTCGCCCCTGGCCCAGCAGCAGCGCATGAGCGACGCCCACGCCACGCTCACCTGGATCAACGCCGTCCAGGGGTTGGGGCCGGCGGCGGCGGCCGTGTTGGACGGGGAGGGCGCGGCCCGCTGGCTGGCCCGCACCCTCGGCGTGCCCGACGAAGCGGTGCGCCAGCCGTCGCGGCGCCCGGCGCCGGTGCCGGCGCAAGCCTCCGCGCGGGGGTCGCGCCCATCGCCGGGGCGTGTATCGCCGCCCCCGCCGGCCGCGTCGCGCGGAACGGGTGGCGTCGGGATGGCCCCGGTGTGGTCGGCCCTCGCGCACGGGGTGTCCTCGGCCCTCGCGGGGGCCGTGAGGGGAGGGGCCGGCCATGGCCGCCGATGAGTCCCATGCCTGGCCTTGGGCGATATCCAAGGTTCCCGCCGAGGATGAGGCCCGCGCCCGGCTGGTCCGGTCCGCCGCGCGCGTCTTCCGGGGCGACGATGGGGCCTGTGTGCTGGCCCACCTGCGCGCCCTGACCCTTGAGCGCCATCTGGGGCCGGAGGCCAGCGACGCGGCGCTGCGTCACCTGGAGGGGCAGCGCGCTTTGGTCGCCCATCTGGAGCGCCTGATCGCCGAGGGCCGCGCGGGGGGCTGAGTCCGCGCAAACCGCGATTGTCATTCATTTCCCAGACCAGGAGACCATCGCATGACATATCCCACCCCGGCCGGCGCCGCCGGCGCGGCCGGCCCGGTCGCGCCTCCCGTCCGGCCGACGCCGTCCAACCCGCGCGAGGCCCTGGCCGCCCGCTTCCGTGACCCGGTCACTGGCCGGCTGGACGCGGGCGCCTTGCTGGCCGCCTATGCGGATCTGCTGCGCCGGACCCAGTCCATGGTGATCGTGCCCGGTCCGGACGCCGACGAACCCGCGCGGGCACGCTTCCGCCGCGCCCTGGGGGTCCCCGATGATCCCGGCGCCTATCGGGTCACCCTCCGCCATCCGCGTCTCGGCGTCGACGCCAAGGTGAACCGGCGCCTGCATGCCGCCGGTTTCACCCCCGAGCAGGTCCAGGTTGTCTACGACCTGGCGGCGGAGCGGGTCATGCCGGTGATCGAGGCCATGAGCGCCGGCCACCGCGCCGAAACCGACCTGGCGACGCTGGTGCGTCATTTCGGCGGTGAGGACCGCTGGGGTCGCGTCAGCCGCCAGCTCTCCGCCTGGGGCAAGGCGCATCTGTCGCGAGACGTCTATCGGGCGCTGGCCTCCACCTGCGAGGGCGTGCTCGCCCTCCACCGCATGATGGCCGAGGGGGAGCCGGGTCTTGTGACCGGGGACAGTGGCCCAGGCAGCGCGGGCGGCGCCGGCGAGGCAGACCTGAAGGCGCTGATGCGCGATCCCCGCTACTGGAAGCACCGCGATCCCGCCGTGCTGCGCCGCGTCGCCGAGGGCTTCCGGCGCCTGTACCCCGAGGGGTGA